AGGGGTACGACGTCAACGGCGGTGGGGGCAACCCCAACCGGCGCAGAGACATCATACGAAAAATTGGTACCAAGTGGGCCTCGCATGTAAGCAAAAGCCGCTCCATCACCAGGCGGCTTCCAAACGGCAAGATCCCAATCGGCACCAACAGTCGGTGTAGCAACGTTACGGAGTACTTCAAACTGGCTGCGCATAGCCTTAGCAAACAACTGATCAGGGATACCAGTTGGAGGTTCAAGACCTGCTGGGTGCAACGCTTTAATGACCCAAGATAAGGCTTGGCCATCAACTCCTTGAGCCCGTAAACGGGCACGTATTCCTTCATGGTCCATAAGTAAGCTGGTGAAGAAGAATGCAATTATTGCGAGCGGGCCGGCCGTTCTGTGGCACCACTAGTATCGAAACCAATTACGATCTCAAGTATAGGGTGATATACTAGCCCAGGACAGCGAATAGCATCGAAGAGGTCAGCCAAGGACAACCAATCAGCAAGTGAGATGTCATATCTCACTGCGAAATCTTTGTCGTCCAAGTTCCGAACGGAAGACTGAGTGAAGCGCGCGTTATACACATCACAAAGACCCCGACGATGTCGTCCAGTAATAGGATGAAGGCGGCGAAAAGCCCCAAAGAAAGCCTGCATGACGACAGAGCCAACATAGTAGTGCTCCAAACCGTCAGCGACAGACTCGAGGTAGTCACCGTATCGCTTAGGATGTATCCTCTTCAAAGTCCAACCAAGACCTGCAAACAACCGACCAGGTTTGGGGCAGGCGACAAATCTCCCGGCGTGCGGTATAAAGCACAAAGAAGCGAAAGTAATATCGTCCACTGAAGTAAACAGAGCGACCTCGGGATTCAGAAGAAAATCACGCTCAGTGTCAGCAAAGCCAACGGTGTCGATCGGTCCATGACCAACAACGAGTGCGTCATCACCAGTGATTATTATATCACCGGTGGCGTTCTGCAACAGCAACGCAACGGCTTTGACAATGGCGTTAATCCAACTATTCCCAAGGGTAGTGTCGTTCAACCCAGACTTGGTGGTTCCAACCACATCATACCTCAAACTCCCTTCACCACGACCGAGAAACCCACGAACATCAACAGTTTCAAAGGCATGATCGGCGAGACCAGGTATCAAGTCGTACAAAATACGCTTAATTTCGAAATGGTCAACAGTAATTGAACTGTCATACGCGGAGAAATCATCCTCTAATATCCAAGTACCAGTGGGGTGTCGGTCAATGGCATCACTCAACCAGACCCCGACGTCATCCAAGTTCATCCCACACGAGAAGGTGATTGTTATTCCGGGGCACACTTCAAAGAAGCGGCGCTCGCGGGCAAATAACGCATCTGATAGGATCTTGAATTCGACTGCAAACAAGGCCTGGGTGATCAACTTCAAATAAGTCTGGATCAACCGGGGCCGAATCTTATAGTTCAATTTCAGGATTTTCTCGAACTTGACGAATGCGGAAACAACCGCAGCATTAGCGACGTCGGTTTTGATGCTCTTTAAAATCAATAATCGTTTCACGAGTGGCCAACGTTGAAGCCATTCTTCAATCCCGGGTTTAATGTAGGTGACCAGTTGCAATCCCGCAACGAGGTTAATGGCCAATGAACATGCTAGGGCGAAGCAACGGCGTGTATTAGGAGAAAATTTACGCTGCTGGACGGCGTGACGCAACACCAAAGCTGCGACGCCGTTACACAGACAGGTACGGCAAACTCGGGGAACGTAACTGGCAAATCCAATGAGGCGAGCCCCATTTTGAAAAGGCTTGTCACATGAACGCGGACATGCGGGTAGCACGTGTGCTGGCATCCAATGTGTTGCCGGTAGACGAGGGGGTTCGTCAACAACTCCAGCGCAGAGAGTCTCGGTGATAAAAATCCCAGGAAGAAAATTGTACATGGGCAGGTGTCCGAGATACTGCGCAACCTGGAAGTGTTCTCAGGTGGTGCTTGGGCTGTACTGTAGGAGACGATTCCGGCGGAAGATCAAGCGAAGCCAAGTCAACATATAATTGCTCTCAAACAAGGCTTTAGTACGCTTGTAGTTACGTACTCGGCGTATCAAATTGTAGGCAGCATGCGTCTGCATCGCATCAGCATTGTCCAGTGCACGGTCGGTGTCAATGTGTAATGTCCCGGCAGTAAGACGGGCACGCCCAGCAGCAGTCCTCCCGGCGAGCGCTAACATCCCACGTGTGTCGGACCCCTGTGGAAACCTAAGGGCTAAAGCCTCTAGTTCGGGGTCAACAGGATTCACAGGCGGTAAAGTAAGCGCACGACCAAGGAAGAATTTCGAACACCACTCATGCATAGTTGGGTAATCGTGATTCCAATCAGCTCTTTTCCCCGACAACCACACGAAGGGTCGGGAAGCACTCTCGGGAATGCTCCGTACGAAAT